GGTATATCTAAGAGGAGAACTTTATATTGGCTGGGGAATCCTAGACGGAAACGGCTTTGCAAGAATTGTAACTGAATAGAGGTGGGCAATGATTTATAAGAACATGAAGACAGGGGCTGTAATTGACAGCCCTTGTATTATTTCAGGTGGAGACTGGGAACTTCAAGAATCTGAAACTAAAGAAGAAGCAGTAGAGGAACCTGAAACTAAAGAAGAAGCAGTAGAGGAACCTGAAACTAAAGAAGAACCAGTAGAGGAACCTGAAACTAAAGAAGAACCAGTTGAAGAACCTAAGAAGACAAGAAGAACAAAGAAAGAGGAAAAATAATGGAGCCTTTTGCAAGCGTAGATGATGTTATAAATTTATGGCGAAAACTTACGCAAGATGAAATAAAAAGAGCAGACGCTTTATTGCCAGTTATAAGTGATAGCCTGAGGGAAGAAGCGAAAAAAGTTGGCAAAGATCTTGATGAAATGAAGTCAGAGTCTGCAACTTTTGAAAGCGTTCTAAAGTCTGTAACAGTTGATGTGCTTGCAAGAACGCTTCTAACCTCAACGGATAAAGAGCCTATGATCCAGGAATCACAATCAGCACTTGGTTATAGTTACTCAGGGACATATTTAATACCTGGAGGAGGTCTTTTTATCAAGAAAACGGAACTTTCCAGGCTTGGACTTAGAAAACAAAAGTATGGAGGGATAGAACTTTATGATAAAGGGGATAACTGTTAATTTAATCGAAACTAGAAAAAAGGGACTTGATCCATTTAATGTTCCAATCTTTGAAGAGGTTCGTGTGCCTATAGACGATGTACTTGTTGCAGAGCCGTCAAGTGAAGATGTAATTAACAATTTAAACCTTTACGGCAAAAGAGCACAATACACCCTCGGTATACCAAAATCTGATACCCATAACTGGGAAGATAAGGTTGTGGAATTTTATGGCAAGCGCTGGAGAACATTCACAGTGCCTATAAAGGGAATTGATGAAAATGTACCACTTAGATGGAATCAAAAGGTAATGGTGGAGTATTATGGTTAAGTCTAGATTTGTTTTAAATAGAGCTGGTGTTAGAAGCCTACTAAAATCAGAGGAGATGGCAAATATATGTAGCAAGTATGCTAAAGATATTGCTACTAGAGCGGGGGAAGGTTATACCTCGGATGTATATGTAGGGAAAAACAGAGTAAACGCTGGAGTTAGCACTGATAGCGTTAAAGCAATGAGAAGTAATGCAAAGCATAATACTTTACTAAAGGCAATGAAATGATAGAAAAAACAATACTAGATTACTTGTCAGAAAGACTTGATCTCCCGGTTGGACTTGTTAATCAGGGCAGAATACCGGAGAAATGTGTTTTGTTTGAAAAAGTTGGCAGCGGCAAAAGAAATTATATTAAAAATTCAACTTTTGCTTTTCAGTCATATGCTAAAACTCTTTATGAAGCATGTGAACTTAATGAACATGTGAAAGAAGCCGTTGAAGGCATGATTGAGCTTAGCGAAATAGGAAGAGTGAAATTAAATAGTGACTACAACTTTACAGATACACAAACAAAACAGTATAGGTATCAAGCAGTTTATGACATAGTGCATTATTAGGAGGAAAAACATGAGCGATGTAAACAATGTATCGGTCGGTAAACCAGCAATAGGTGGAGCTATATATAAAGCACCAATTGGTACAAAGTTACCAACAGATGCCAAGACAGCATTAGATGAAGTATTTAAAGGGCTTGGCTATATAAGTGAAGACGGTTTGACAAATGAAAACTCACCTGATACAGAAACAAAAAAAGCGTGGGGCGGTGATACTGTACTCACTTTGCAAAAAGAAAAGCCTGACACTTTCGGATTTACCTTAATTGAGGCTTTAAATCTTGAAGTTTTGAAAACGGTTTATGGAGATGAAAATGTAACAGGAACGCTCGAAACAGGAATTGTAATCAAAGCAAACAACAAAGAACAGCCTGCAGTGGCTTGGGTAATTGATATGATCCTAAGTGGCAACACACTAAAAAGGATTGTAATACCAAACGGCAAAATTACAGAAGTTGGCGAGATCTCATATCAAGATGAAGATTCAATCGGATATAAAACTACTCTTGCTGCACTTCCTGATCAGCAGAGTAACACTCACTATGAGTATATCGTGAAAGGATAGACTAAATGGCTAAGAAAATCAAAACTTCATCAGGCTTTGTTTGCACAATTCAGCCTGAGTGCCTTGAAGATATGGAACTTATCGAACTTCTTGCAAGAATTGATGATGAGCCACTTGTTATAACGAAGGTACTTGACAAGATACTTGGCGAAAAGATGAAGAAGAAACTTTATGATCACGTAAGAGAAAAAGATGGCAGGGTGCCTGTACAAGCTGTAAGCCAGGAACTTTCTGAGATATTTACTCTAGCAGGTGAAGATTTAAAAAACTAATTGCCCTGTCCGGGATAATCGCAAAGTATAAAAAAGAGTTGATCTGTGATTTAGCAGAGGTTTATGGGATTTTTGATTATAAATCTGTTCCTGTACCTCTGCTTATTACTTTAGTTACCGGACTTAGGGCAGATTCAAGAGTTATGATGGCAATTTCGGATCAGACCTTAAAACTTGACGAATTTTTAATGGCAACAATCATTGACAGGCTAAATCTGCTTTTGTGGACTAAAACTAAGGACGCTGAAAAAGGCAGAAATAGACCTAAGTCAATAATAGATAATTTTACAAGAAACAATGATGTAAGCAGTTTTAGAAATAAAGAAGACTTTGAAAGAGCCAAGAAAAAGATAGTAGGAGGTGCTTAATGGCAACAGAACTTGGAAAAGCTTATGTGCAGATAGTACCATCAGCAGAAGGTATAAAAGAAAGCCTAATGAAAATTCTCGGGACTGATAAGATTGGAGAAGAAGCGGGCTTTAAATTAGGAGGAGCACTTAAAAAAGCGTTCCTGGCTGCGGGTGTAGGAGCCGCAATCGCTACAACCTTTAAATCTGCCTTAAGCCAGGGAGCGGAACTTGAACAATCTATTGGTGGTATAGAAACACTTTTTAAGGGTTCAGCTGATAAGATAAAAGCTTATGCAAATGAGGCATATAAAACCGCTGGGCTTTCTGCAAATGAGTACATGAAGAATGTTACAAGCTTTTCTGCTTCGCTTTTGCAGTCTCTTGGTGGAGACACTAGCAAAGCAGCAGATATATCCAATATGGCAATGATGGATATGGCTGACAACATGAATAAGATGGGCACGCCACTTCAAGATATTCAGAATGCTTATCAGGGCTTTGCAAAACAAAACTATACGATGCTGGATAACCTTAAACTTGGTTACGGCGGTACGAAACAGGAAATGGAACGTCTTCTTGCTGATGCTGAAAAGCTAACAGGAAAGAAATATGACATTAATAACTTAAGCGATGTATATGAAGCGATACATGCAGTTCAAAAGGAACTAGATATAACTGGAACAACAGCGAAAGAAGCAGAGAGCACTTTATCAGGATCTTTTGGCATGATGAAAGCAGCATGGCAGGATCTACTGGGCAAAGCGGCAATTGGTGAGAATCTAAGCAAACCAATCAAACACTTAGTAGAATCAATTATGGCTACGCTTAAAAATGCTATACCAATGATAATAAACATTGTAACGACACTACCAGTTGCAATCGTTGACTCAATTGCGCAGATGGCACCAACGCTGATACCAATGTTAGTTCAAAATGTTATTAACCTAATAAACGGCGTTGTTGCAGCACTTCCGCTTTTGCTTCAGGCTTGTCTGCAGATTATAACTGGACTTGCAGATGGTTTAATTGCAGCGATTCCATTGCTTCTTGTGGCATTGCCTCAAATAATAGAAGGGATAACAACATTCTTCGTTGGAGCAATACCACAGATAGTAGAAACAGGTATTAAACTTTTAACAGCACTTACACAGGCTATGCCTACAATAATTGCTCAAATTGTTGCTGTAATACCACAGATAATAAATTCAATTGTAAATGCTATTATTCCATTAATACCACTTATAATTCAGGCTGGAGTTCAGCTACTAGTGGCACTTGTTCAAGCATTGCCACAGATAATTCAGGCAATAATACCAGCAATTCCTACCATAGTATCAAGCATAGTGAGTGCAATCGCGAACAATATACCACTTTTGGTACGAGCTGGATTTGATTTATTCGTGGCGTTAATAAAGGCACAGGCACAAATCATAGTGGCTATAGTGCGTGCTGTACCAGCAATAATACGATCTCTTGTGAGCGCATTTGGTGGGGGAGTCCATCAGATGGCAAGTGCAGGTAGGAACCTTTTAATGGGACTGGCACGAGGAATTGGACAAGCTATAAGTGGAGTTGTTAGAGTAGCTGCAAGTGCATGTAAATCAGTTTTAAAAACTGTAAAAGGAATATTTGGAATCAACTCACCCTCTAAGGTGTTTGAGGGATTTGGTATATATTTAAACGAAGGTCTTGCTAAAGGAATAAATGAAAGTTTGAATCCAGTTAAAAATGCAATGAGTAATGTCAGAGATATAGCAACGCAAGATTTTGAAACGTCGATTGGAATCTCGGCAAAAAAAGGCAGTATGGCAGTAGATAGAATATTACCTGATTTTGGGTCAGACATCAAGGAAACAAGGCAAGAGAGCGTCAACCAAAC